GTCATCGGCTGAACACCAGCAATATCGTATGCCATTAGGTTTGGCATTGCACGACGTACTAGTGAGATGAGTACTGGATCGTAACCAGCTGTTGGGCCAGTTGCAGTTGAAGCAGAACCGAAGCCGCCTGTACCTGCGTCGTTAGCATGAGTTTCGGAAAGCAATCCTGTCATGGAAGCAGAAATATCGCCTGATTCCATTAGAGCACGCTCTGTGTTTTCAAGAATAGTAGCAGTTACTGCTTTCTTGTGTTGATCTGCAATTGGTGTGAAAGATGAGTGCTCAAGAATTGGGCCCCACTTTTCCACGAGTGCTTGATAGTTTGACTGTGCCATAATTGTCTATCTCCTTATTAAAGTTCTATCTGGATCTATTTATAATTTTAGGGTTTTGGTTATTTTTTTCTATTGTTAAGAGACTCAACGAGAGCATTAATAGAAGAATATTCAGAAACTGGTTTCTTAGCCGCTGTTTCTTCTGTAATGATTTCCTGCTCTTCCTGAACTTCCTCAGCTACTACTTTCTTAGCAGTAAAGAAAGATTCTTTTAGAGTATTAAGATCAGTTTTGTATTCAGAAATATCTGAAACGTTGAGCTTCTCAGAAAGAACTTTTAATCTTTCACGTTGTGTGATTGTAAGATCTTCAGTCATTTCGTCAAAAACTTTTTCAGCTTTTAGAGCTGAAATCTGCTTGTGAAGTTCAACGTTTTCGTTGATAGACTCATTTGCAGTGGTCTTAAGTTCTTCTACTTCTTCTTCAAGAGCAGCTACAACATCAACTGTTTCTTCTGAAACGTCAATGTTATGCTCTTCGAAAAGACCTTTTAGACCATTCATTAATGACTCAGCCATTTCTACCTTAACACCGGCTTCAATAGCAAGCTCGTTTTCTTTCATCCACTCTTCTACAACGTAGTCAAGGTAAGAATCTAGATTTTCTACGATTTTTTCAACTGCTGAATCAACTGATTCTTTCATCTCTGTTTCCAGAGCTTCAGTTTTTTCTGCAATGATTTTATCGGCTTTTGCATTAGCTGCTTCATGTACAGCTGCTTCAAAAACTAATGTTACTTTAGATGTGAATTCTTCTGATAAGTCCATGCCTTCGAAGATTGATGCAATTGATTCCTCAATCTCAACAACTTCTTCTACCATTTCAGCTTCAGCTTCCGCTTCTTCTTTAACAGCACCTTGGCCTGGAGTTGCAGAATCAACTTTAGCAGCTTTTGGGTCTACTGCTTTTTTCACATCTGCCTTTTTCTTTGCGATTGCGCCGCCTGCTGGTGTAACCGGATCCTCAACAGTTGAGATGCCGTCATCAGCAACGAACTTTTCGTCTAGTTCATTTGACATATGTTCTACTCCTTTATAATCGTGGTGATATCTATATGTTTACTATTTATTAAAAAATTAATTTCTAAGAGATTTCACAAAGCGCTCGAACATACGGGCAGCAGTGCTTTCATCGACTCGACGAACTACTCTTCTAACTTCTTTTTCAATTTCTTCCTGAATTTCTTCAATTGCCTGTTCAACTGACACGTCACGTGGTAACCAGTTTCCAGCCGCAATATCATAGAAATATTCAGTGTTTTCCATAATGCCGTTTACGAAGCAGTTTGGACCTGATGGATCTGTTACAATATCAACAGTAGCCAAATGGAAATCATTTTGAACTTCCATAATGCCGTCTTTAGTTTGTTTTACAGATCCAAGACCTCGAGTTGATACACCAATAAGTACACCTTCATCCATCAACGTTTTGACGATGTTGCCCATCGGAGTGCCGAGAATTTTTGCCTTACCGATAAAGTTAGATCCATCTTTTTTCATTTCTGTAATAAGATGTGATACCCTATCGCCATTAATACTTGGACCATCAGGATGCCCTAATTCACCAAGAGCTCTTTTAGTGCTAATGAAGTCTTTTTGATATCTATTCATTTCTTTCTCAAGAACCGCAGATGGATAAATGCGGCCGTTGCGATTTTTAATATCGCCTTGCATGAAGATACCTTCGATGAAGTACGACTTTTCGCCAGTAGCTTCATTAAGCACCGTTTCAACGTTGCATTCTTCTACAACTTCGGTAATGAGTTTCATTTGTTTGCCTCTATAATACTTTAATTATGTTTATTTATAATTTATTTTTATTAAACTCTGGCATCGTAATAGTTCTTGTTTAACTCGCCACGCTCTGCAGTTTCACCGGCTTTTCTACACTTAACATAAGTATATTGTGCATTACCGCCCGGAGGAGTAAACGTCCTGATGCCTGATGCAGTAGTTCCATTTGCATCAGTATATGTATCTGCAGCAGTCGCAGCATTATCATATTCCCATATGCCATTAGATCCTGGAACTACTACCCAAGCCATTATTACATCGCCTCTTTAGCAAAGTCTAGAATTTCTGCAAAGCCTTTTTTATCTTTCATTGCAGTTTCAGTCATTTTCTTTACACTACCAGAAGACATAGCTTTAAACATTTTATTAATTACGTCTGCATCTTCTTTCTTAAGAACCATTGATGAACCATCTTTAAGCTTAACAATACCTTGCTTAAACGCTTCATCCAAAGATTCATTTGTTTTGATTTTATCTTGGCCATTATCGTCAGTAACGTTAGCTTTAGTAGTTTTCATTACGGTGCGAGTTTTGCCATCCGGGCCAGTCATAGTAACAGGCTTTTTAATTGCAGAATTTGTAGTTTCATCAAGTTCTGCTTCTTCAGTTACTTTTTTAACTGATTTGTGCATAGGAATTTGTGATGGCTGCGGGTGAGCAGCTTGTGCTTTCTTAGAAGCTTTCTTAATAGCTTCGGCTGTATTACGAGCTTTTACTTTTTGAGGCTTGTGACCATTGCTTTTAAAATCTACATGCCATTCGGAATGTGCTGCTTCATCAAGTTCTGCTTCTTCTTTGTAAGATTTTTTAGAAGTACCGCAAGAAGCTTCATTCTTTTTAGCTCTAATCATGGCTAAGTCTTGGCCATCGATTTTACCATTTTTATTATGATCGATTTTCTTTTGCTTTGGAGAAAGTTCTTCGTTTTTGTCCCAAGGAGCTTTCTTTAAAGTAACTGCTTTCTTGCCTTCTTTTGAAGGAGCAGAAGCTTTATCTAATGCATCTCTTTTAGCCATAGTAGACTCACCCATTTGGCTTTCGCCTTGCATGTATGAGTAAAGACTCTTCATTTCACCATGAACAGCAGCTAATTTGTTTTGGAACCACTCTTCAGGGTCACCGCCAAGTTTCATCATGCCGGACATTTCTTCAGCAGCATAACAAATGAATGCCAACTGATTCATCATCATTGGAATTTCTTCTTGTGGATTCTCAGTTAGATCAGTTGACTCTTTAGCCAAACGATCAGTAGCTTTTACGATACCTTTGTAGCGCTTCATTGCGCCTTTATGCATATCAAGGGAATCTTTACTAGACATATCAGCTGCAGACTTCTTAATATAATTGCCAAGAGTCTTTTTGCTTAATTCATCAAGCTTTTCTACTGACTCATACGCCATGTCATAAGCAGCATCACCTTCTTGGTCTGCTTTACGCTTAGCTTTTGGCTTAGCAATTTCACCGGTATGTTGATGATCTAAAGCTACTGGATGCTTATTAACAACAACTTTGTGCTGAGCTTTAAACTCTTTTTCTTCTTCAGGTTCTGGCTGAGCAACTTCTGCCATCATTTGCTTGAAGGACTTCATTTGAATCTCCTGGGTTTTAATTTAATTTGAATATATTTATCCATTAACAACTCTTGAATCTTGCTGAGGTGGTGGTTGTTGAACTTGAGCATCCGGTGCTTCTTCTGGTTCTTCTTCAGGAGCTTCTTTAGCTTCTTTGGCAATTTCTTTATCCATGTCTTTAATATCGTCTTCAGACATGCGAAGAACGTTTTTACGAACCCACTCTCTAGAATAATATGTACCGATATGATCTTCAACTTCACGTAAAGTTGAAAGTCTTTCGCGCATAATTTCAGCTTCTTTCAATTCTTCAAAATAGTTATCTTGAATAAAGTCATAACGCAAATCATTTTTAATTTCAGCAAACTCTTCAGGAGTCATAATGCCCTTAAGAACAAGTTGCTTTTCTAAAATCTGTGTAAA